GCGCGCTCCGTCCAGGCCATGACGGGTCAACACCGGGCCGATCTCACATCGCCTGCCCTCGGCAACCATGGCCTCGATGGCGGGGATGCGGTGCTCCTTCATCAACTTCTGGCGCTCGTCTGAGCGCGGCTTCAACTCGGTGGAGCGATCCAACTCAGCAGAGCGCGCCAGCCCGGTGGAGCGCTTCATCTCTGACTTGGGCCGCAGCGATGAGGACCGCTCAAGTGGCGCTCCTCGGTCGAGAGACTTCTTCGCTCGCAGCGGCGTCTTGCGTCGCGGGGGACCAGATCGCTTCACCAGTAACCTCCGGCACGTTCTCCGCGAGTGGCCTCGCCTAGAGGTAGGGGGAACCACCCTCGGAGATCACCAGTCTCACGATTGAGCAGCATCTTCCACGTCTGCCCGCAGTGGTCGCACCAGCATACTTCGCTGTCGAAGGTCATGCCGTAGGAGTGCGAACAGTCCTTGATGGGGGGCACGGGGCCACTGCCTCGACCGCGCCTACTCATCGATCACGCAGGACCCGTGGGAAAGAGAGAGGGGGCGAACCGAAGTCCGCCCCCTGGGCCTCCCTAGAACGGCTCCTCATTGGGGTCGTAGTCCCGCTGGGAGGACGACTGCCCACGACGGCCGCCACCGCTGCTGCCACGACGGCTGTCGCCGCCACCGCTGCCACGACGGCTGCTGCCACCATGATTCGAGGACTCATCGGAATCCTTCCGTTCGTTCTTCTCGATGGTCGCAGTCGCCCACCGGAGGGAAGGACCAACGTCGTCAGCGACGACCTCGACCTTGGAACGGTTGCCACCGTCCTCGGCTTCCCACTGACGGAACTGCAAGCGACCTTCGATGATCACTCGGTCACCCTTCTGGATGGTCTCAGCGATGTTCTCCGCGAGATCGCGCCATGCGGTCACGTCGAAGAAGTGCGCCTCCTCCTGCCACTCGCCGTCCTGCTGCCAGCGCCGGTTGACGGCGATGCCGAAGTTGCAGAGCGCGGTCCCCGAGTTCAAGAACTTGAGTTCGGGGTCCCGAGTGAGGTTGCCCACAAGGGTGACGGTGTTTCCTGATGCCATTGGTCTACTCCGTGATTGAGTGGTTCTGGTTATCGTCGGTGCGTTCACCGCGGCTGACAATTCTAGCCGTTGTTGAGCGTCCCGGCGAGGGGGTCAGAAGGGGTCGTTGGGGTCGCCGTGAGGCGCCTCAGGGACCGGCTTCAAGAGGTCTTGCTTGATCAACTCGTCCATCTCGCGCAACTCGTGGGCTACGTCAAGATCGAACTGAGCGCGGGTCTTGCGGAGGTGGCGGATGGTGTCGTCCACCATCTGTTGCCACCACTCGGCGGCCTTGTCGTAACCACCGGCCATGGCGGTGTTGATCACGACGATGCCGTATGGGTGAGCGTTGGCCCGCAGGCACTCGGCGCAGTAGGCCACGCTCATGGGCACGCCAGGGACGGCGGCCACCCCGACCTGCGGGCGCTCCCCGCAGACATCGCATGACATGGCACTCACCAAGGCTCGCCGACGTTGACTCGATCGACTGCGAGGTGGACGCCAGGGTTGTTGGGGTGGTTCGGGTCGATGGCGACCATGAAGATCGAGGGCTGCCAGTTCTCACCGCCGTCGATGAGCGGGGCCAACTTCTCGGCCACCGTGCGCGGGACGTGCCCGATCATGCCCTCGTCGCCCAGGGATGGGACGTGCACCTCGATCGCGTTGGCGTCGAACTCGTTGTTGGGGTTGCGGACGAGCACGGCCGGGATTGGCTCAGGCTCAACGTCGTCCCCGAAGGTACCGACGGGGGAGGTCAGGAACCGCTGGGCGGCGATCTCGTTGAGGCGGTAGACGTTGCCGGGGTACCCCTTCACGAAGGTGAGACCCACGACCTTGGTCTTGAAGTGGTCAGGGAGAGGCATGATCAATCCTCCCGAAACCAGGCGTCGATCTCGGTGAGGTCGTCGTTGGTCCACTCGTTGGGGTCGGACGAGATGCTCTGCCCCTCACAGAAGCCGGTGAAGTCGTGCCGGTCGTTGCCGGTGAGGTTCTCGACCTCTTGCGCCAACTGCTCCCACAACTTGGCGTCGAACTCGGCCTTGTCGGCCTCGGGTGCCGCCTCGGGCGCTGCCTCAGGCTCGTCCTCCACGATCTCGGCCTCCACCACATCGTCATCAGGGGTGGAGGTGGCGGTGTGCTCGTCGTCGGTCACATCGTGATCCACGTCGGGCTTGCCGTCGTCGTCGGCGTCACGGCCCCCGGCCTCGATCTCCAACGGCTTCTGCTCACCGGCTTCCAGGGCGATGCCGGAGCCGATGGCGGCCACCTCGGCGTTGCGCTGGCGCCAGAGCACCAGAGCCTTGAGGTCCTTGAGGTCGTCGGGGTACCCGGCCTTCTTGAGAGCACGGCCCAGGGTCTTGGTGCAGGTCACCACCCAATCGTCGGGGTCCTTCCCGCGGGGGGCTTCCTTGTACGCCACGATCGGTTCCTGGCCTGGGATGCGGAGGGTGCAGACGCAGAACATCCCCTTGCCGCCGTACTGATCAGGGACCCCGATGTCGGTCCCGACCTTCAACTCGTAGTCGTGGGTGGCCATGGGGTGATCTTCGAGAAGAAGGCCCCACCGTAGGCCGGGGCTTGCGAAAGTTTCGATGCCCATGCTGATGCTCCTTGTCGGGGGTGGACTGAGGCGATACCTTACCCGCTAGGTGTGACACCAGCCCGAGGGTCGAGGGTGGGCTACGCTGTGATGAACCGTTGAGAGAGGTGATCGAGTGCCGCGTTCCGGTCCGCTCCGTCGCGTTGAACTAGCCCAGGGCAGCAAGTTGGCGAACTTTGCCATGGCGCGCCCGAGTGCTTCCGCTCACGCTACGACGGCAGCCTTGACCAAGGTCGGCGAGATCAAGTCGCCCTACGGTACCGTCGAGGCTTGGCAGCGCGATTCCTTCTCCTACTACGAGATCATCGGAGAGGTTGGCTACGCCATCGGCCTGACCGCCAACACGGTAGCGGCGTGCGAGATCCGCCCCATCGAGGTGGACAACGAAGTCGCTCCCGGTGGCTGGCGAGAGACTGGTGACGAGCGGGTTCTTCGCGTGTGGGAGGCACTGCAGCCTCCGCGTGGAGGCAAGCCGGAGTTGTACCGCAAGGCGTCTGCTCACCTGCAGATCGCTGGTGAGTCCTTCTTGCTCGGATCGAAGTTGCTCGATGAGTTCGGGCGCGATTCGGGCATCGGGTGGGAGTTCCTTTCCTCGGAGGAGATCCGCGTCGAGGGGACCGGCCGCAACATCAAGCGTCACCACGGGGGCTATGGCGGCCAGCAGCAGGAGGACCTTGATCCCAAGGACCACTACATCGCCCGCCTGTGGCGCTCGGACCCCAGGTTCAGCGATCGCCCCGACTGCGCCCTCAAGCACGTCCTGCCGATCTGCCGGGAGGTCGTGGTCCTCACGCAGTTGGTGGACGCCATCGCCAAGTCGCGCTTGGCTGCCGGAATCCTGTTCGTCCCCGACGAGATGTCCTTCGGCCCCTACGACGAGACGGAGGACGACAGCGACGACACCGATGACATCGATCCGTTCACCGAGGAGTTGATGGAGCACCTGACCGCTCCGGTCGAGGATCGCACGTCGGCGGCTTCTCTGGTTCCCCTGATCCTGCGGGGCGCCGCCGAGTTCGGCGACAAGATCAACCTGATCGATGTCGCCCGCGACCTTGACAACATGTATATGGAGTTGCGCCAGGAGGCCATCGGTCGCATCGCCACCGGCATGGACATCCCGCCGGAGATCATGCAGGGCAAGGGTGGCCTGAATCACTGGACCGGCTACAACATCGACGCCGACTTCATCTCCAAGCACGTCTCTCCGCTTGGCGACATGATCTCGGAGTTCCTGACCTCGGCGTACCTGCGTCCGATGTTGGTCGAGTTCGAGGGCATGACCGAGGACGAGGCATCGAAGTACCGCCTCCTGTTCGACCCGAGCCGCATCACGTCGCGTACCGACACCGGCCCCAACGCTCGCGCCGCCTACGACCGCCACGTTCTCTCCGAGGTCGCCTACCTGCGCGAGAACGGGTTCGATGAGGCGGACGCCCCCGACTACGACGAGCGCAAGGAACGCGATCTTCGGATGCTCTTGGAGTCCGAGCCGATCATCTTCGGTCCGCAGATCATGGGGATGCTCTACCCGGAGTTGGAAGGCGAGATCACCCTGCCCGACGCAGAGGCGATGCCCGTTGGTGGGCAAGACTTGGAGAACCCGTCGGCGGTGCCAGCGCGCAAGAACGAGACCGGGCCGTCATCTCGGCCGGTGATCGACAATGAGACGGGTCAGGACGAGCCGTCTCCACGCGGTCCCGCTGGCCCCCGCGCCGAGGAAGGACTCATCGACCGTCTCGCCACCGGGGCGGACGCCGCCTTGGAGCGGGCGCTTGAGCGTGCCGGGAATCGCATCCTCTCCAAGATGAACGGTCAGCATGTCTCGATGCGTGATCGATTCAAGTCCACGCCGAAGGATCAGATCATCTCGGGTCTCACTGAGCAGGAGATGGAGCAGTTGGGGCTGACCTTCGCCGACCTGTTCTCCGGCGCGTGGGAGAACCTTGCCGTTCGAGGCAAGGGTTGGTTGCGCCAGCACTTCATCACTGAGGGCTTCGACAACTTCACCGCAGACGAGAAGGCCGCCGTCGTGGTGAACAGCCTGCTGCCACTCCTTGAGTTGCGGGCGATGTCTGCGATGCAGACTCCGGTCCGCATCGGTCCCAACGGCCTGCGCGTCCCCCACGAAGTCATCACCCAAGCCCTCGAACAACATGAGCGCATCGCACCATGAGCACCACGACCTTCGCCGCTGATCAGCCGAACTTCTCTGACGGGATCATGGTGGCCGTGCGCCCCAACGACCCTGAGCGGTTCGCCATCGACGGCGGCACGCCACCCGATGAGATCCACCTGACCCTCGCCTACTTCGGCAGCGTGAACGACGAGGAGTGGACGGAGGCGGCGCGCGAGCAGATCGCCGAGGTGATCGGCGCAGAGATCGCCCCCGAGCACGACCCCATCAGTGGTGAGATCACGGCGGTCACCACCTTCGACCTCGCTGGTGAGGAGGCCCCACCACTCGTGCTGCTGGTGGACGCCCCTGGCCTCGGACACATGCGCGATGCCCTGGTGCGCCACGTCGAGGCAGCCCTGGGCAGCAACCAGGAGATCAAGAAGAACCACGACTTCATGCCTCACATCACTCTGGCCTACGGCGCCACCGATGAGGAGATGGCTTTCGCCAGGAGTCTGGTGGGCGAGAAGGTGCGGTTCGACGCCGTGGAATTGGAGTGGGGCGACGAGCCTTCCGCGTGGCCCCTGGGCGTTGCCCGAGGTAGCACGATCTCTGACTCCGAAGGGGAGAACGGGCTACGATTTACTGACACCTTCGCCGAAGTCGGTCCCCAGGAGGGTGACTCAATGCCTTATGAGATCGTGGAGAACAACACCGAGTGCCCTCCCGAGAACCCCTATGCCGTCGTGAAGTCTGAGGACGGAGAGGTCATGGGATGCCACCCTTCCGAGCGTGACGCTCAGGAGCAGTTGGCAGCGCTGAACGCGGCCGAGGTCGAGGATGAGGCCGCCGTGAAGGTTTCTGGCGATCCGCTGGCCATCGTGATCGCCGACGAGTTGACCACCGAGGAGCGTCTTTCCGCGGTGGAGGAGTTCCTGGCTGCCCAGAAGGGCGGCTCGGGTGGTGGCGGGTCCGACGACGAGGAAGATGACGAGGAGACCGACGACTCCGAGGAGGAGATCGAGGTCGAGATCGAGGTGTCCGACTCCGAGGAGGAGGACGATGAGGAGATGAGCGCCGAGGAGGAGTTCGGTGCCATCGGCGCTCACGACACCCCCACGACCGACGCTGCTTGGGATGGCCCGGCCGCAGAGAAGAATGTCCGTGCCGGGGAGGGTCCTTCCTACTACGACAACATCTACGCCTACTACGACGACGGCAAGGACGAGAGCGTCAAGGCGTCGTACCGCTTCATCCACCACGAGGTTGATGCAGAGGGTGCCCCCGGCGCCGCCAACCTGCGCGCCTGCTCGACTGGCATTGGCGTCCTCAACGGCGCACGCGGTGGGACCACGATCCCCGAGGATGCCAAGGCGGGCGTCTACCGCCACCTTGCTTCGCACCTTCGCGATGGCGACATGGAAGCCCCGGAGTTGATGGGCGTCGATGCAGCAGCCCTCGCCGTCACCTTGGACGAGATGGCCGTTGAGGTGGAGCAGTCCTTCAAGGCGCTCCCCAGCCACAGCAGCCCCACCATCAACCCTCCCACCTTCGAGGGATGGGACGGCAACGAGGCGAAGAAGAACACTCGCTCGGGTGAGACCGAGGCGTACTACGGCAAGATTTACGCCTGGCGCGACTCGAACGAGGACCCGACGAACAAGACCGCCTACAAGTTCCCGCACCACACCGTCAGCGCTGATGGCACCCCCGGCGCCGCTGTCATGTGGGCCGTCCACGCGGCGATCGCCGTGATCGATGACTCCACCATCCCAACGGCCGACTACCAGGGCGTCTACAACCACCTGGCGAAGCACCTTCGCGATGGTGGGATCGAGGACATCCCCGAGTTGGGCGAGGACAACGCCTCGATTGAGGATGTCCGCGCCGCCATCGCCAGCGTTCGGAGCAAGTACCTCTCGATGGTCGAGGAGGGCGCCTTGCGCGCTGCAGACATCTCAGGAGCCGACGACACCGCCCTGGTGGGCGAGGTCATTCGGCGTTGGTTCGAGTCGGTCGCCGCGTCCAAGGGCGTCGAGGCCGTTGACGAGAACGATGGGGAGGTCGAGTTCGCTGCGGAGGACGAGGCTTCCACGGACTGCCCTTGCCACGAGGGCGTGCTTGAGGAAGGAGCAACCCATTCCAAGGGCTGCTCTTTCGCTCACCACGACGAGGAGAACGAGATGGCTGAGCACGATGATGAGGAGATCGTTGAGGAGGAGTCCGACGAGATCGGCAACTTCGAGAACAACGACTTCGAGTGGGAAGGCGTCCTGATCGTTGAGGGCCTCCCCTCTGGCGATGGGCGCATGATCGACACCGACGCCCTCACCTGGCGCGACCTCCCGGTCCCCCTCATGCTGCAGACGATCAACGCCGCTGGTCACGACGGCGCCGTCATCGCTGGATCGATCCACGAGATCGAGCGCAAGGGCCATGAGGTCATCGGCCGGGGCTACTTCGACTCCGGTCCCAACGGCCAAGAGGCCAAGCGCTTGCTCACCGAGGGCACCATGCGCGGCGTGAGCGCCGACATCGACTCGGTGGTGGCTGAACTCCGCGACGAGTCCGGCGCCGACGTGGCGATGGAGGACGTGCTGTTCGGTGACCCCGGCGCCGTCATGGAGGTTCTGGTCGAGGGCCGCATCATGGGAGCGACCATGACGCCCTTCCCCGCCTTCCAAGAGGCACAACTGCACGTCATCGGAGGCGATGCCCAGATCGAGGACGTGGTGCTCGTGGCTTCTGGCTCCGAGGTCCGCGGCGAGGTCTGGCGCTTCACCAGCCCGTACCCCCTGGTGGGTCGCGGCGGCGAGTCCTTCTCCGTTGACCACAGCCTGGTGGCTTCGGCTGCCACGGTTCTCGAACTCCCCACCATCCCGGTGCACCCGCCCCTGGCGTGGTTCGCCGCCGAGGATGACGACCTCGATCCCGCACAGGCATTCACGGTCTACCCCAACGGTCGCATCTACGGCCTGGTGGCTCAGTGGGGCACCTGCCACATCGGATTCGGCGATCGGTGCGTTCCCGTGCCGCGGCCGCATGACGGCTACGCCAACTTCCGTTGCGGGCACGTCCTGACGGCTGAGGGCACGATGGTCGCCACCGGCCCCATCTACGCCGACACGGTGCACCCCAACCTCAAGATGAACGCCAGCGACGCTCAGGCGTTCTACGCCCACACGGGCTGCGCCCTTGGCGACGTGGTTCTCTACGAGGGCGAGCACGGCATCCTGGCGGCTGGTGCCGTCAAGTCGGACGCTTCGGTCGAGTCCATCAACCGCCTGCGGGCAGCGGGCGTCTCGCCTGACTGGCGCACCATCAGCCGCAACCTTGAGATCGTGGGGCTGCTGTCGGTCAACGTCTCGGGCTTCCCCGTCTCCACGGCCCTGGCCGCGTCGGCTGGCGCTGCTGAGATCGGCGGCATCGTTCCGGTCGAGGGGGGTACTCCTCACTACCGCTGGAACTCTGAGGCCGAGCAGTTCGACTCGCTCGTGGCCGCTGGGTCCCTGATGCCCTGTGCCAACTGCGGTCAGCACTCGGTGAGCGATGGTGCGGTTCTCGCCATCCTCGACCTCCTCAACGAGCACTCGGCACAACTCGCCGATCTCTCCAAGGTCATTCGTCCGTACCGGATGGAGCAGTTGGCCACCAAGATGGCTGAACTCGGCCTGGGCGTTTCGGCTGGTGAGAGCGCCGCGGAGACGCACGAGGACGCCTGATCGTCTAACCTTGTAGGCGGAGCAGGGGCCATCCGATAAAGGAGACTGACCCTTGGGACTCGCTGACGAGATTCAGGCATCGCACCAGGACTTGTACCGCCGTTCTCATACGGCGCTGTGCAGGATGGGGCAGGTTCTCGGCTACCTCGGTGACGAGGACCGGGAGGCCCTTGAGAGGCTGATGGCTGATCGCCGGGTGTACGGCGTTTCCATCGCCGACCTCCTCAACGGGTGGGCGCCCAAGTTGGATGCCGCGGCGTCCGAGATGAAGGCGGGCACCCAAGAACGCTCCGAAGCGGAGCATCTCGCCGGGCTGTGCGGCACCATCGCTGGTGGGTCAGTCCAGCGGCACCGCAATGGGAAGTGCATGTGTGGGCGTGAGGACTGATGGCCGACGACGCTCTCAGAGGGGATGTCCCTCAACTCGGAATCGTCGCTGATGCCAGCCGCGTCCAGGCCGAGGCGAAGGCGCGCACTGTCAAGCATCCCAAGGGGTGGGAGCCGGGCGTAGCCTTCGACGGCGAGTCGGGGATCATCTCCACCGGCCCCCGTTCGGCCGCTGCACCTCCATCCGCCGACGATTGGCTCGACCTGCTGGCCGTGTGGAATCTCGATCCCGAGAAGTACGAGATCGACCCGGACTACAACCCCGAGTTCCGAGCCTGGGATGCCAACGTGGGTGGCGGCGCCATCGAGCGGCTCTACTACTACAAGGCCAAGATCCGCCTGCGCGGCGTGCGCTACGGCCTCGACGTGGACGAGATCCTCGATGGCATCCGCAAGTGGAAGCGACTCAAGAGTCTCCATCCTGCTGGCCCACAATCCCTCGTGGTCCCACTGTCGGATTGGCAGATCGGCAAGGGCGACGGCGACGGAGTGCGGGGCACGGTCGATCGCATCATGACCTCTTTCGATCGACTTGAGGACGTGATCGATGACCTCAAGCGTTCCAAGGTCGGGTTGGAGTGCGTCTACCTCATGGGCCTCGGGGACCTCATCGAGCAGTGCACGGGCAACTACCCAGCCCAGGCGTTCACCACCGAGTTGAACCGGCGCGAGCAACTGCGTCTGACCTTCCGCTGCCTGCGCGACGGAACCGCTCGGATCGCTCGCCGCGTGGACCGCATGGTCCTCGGTGGCGTTGCTGGCAACCACGGCGAGAACCGACTCGATGGCAAGGCGTTCACCACTCCTGGCGACAACGATGACCTGCTGGTGATCGAGATGGTCGCCAACGCCCTCATGGAGAACGACGAGGCGTTCGGGCACGTCTCCTTCGTCATCCCCGAGGAGAAGTTGTGGGTGGTGCTGGACATCTCCGGCGTCTCCGTCGGCTTCACTCACGGCCATCAGGCTGGCCGCGGCTCGACCCCCCAAGAGAAGCAGAAGCAATGGCTCAAGGACATGGCCTTCGGTGAGCACGACATCGGCTCAGCGAAGATCGTCGTCACGGGCCACTACCACCACTTGTCAGTGATCGACCACGGCCCCAAGGTCCACATCCAATGCCCCGCCATGGACGGCGGCTCGCAGTGGTGGATCAACAAGACCGGATCGGACTCCTCCCCAGGCACGGCCTGTTTCGTCGTATCATCGGAGTACCGGATGGGGTTCGATCATCTGCGAGTGGTATGAATGCAACGGCGCAACGTCCTCACACATCTTGATGGGCAGGCTCTCGACTGGCGAGCCTGCGTTGTGGCGGCTGCTTGCGCCTACGAGGTAGCCGCCATCGTCTCGGGCAAGGTCCCGACCATCACGGCGATTTGGCACCGGCTCCGCGAGGACAAGATCGGGCGCCTCGGGTTGTGGCTCTTGCTGGGATGGGCCGTGGAGCATCTGTTCGGGGAGGGTCGCTGATGGTAGAGTGCGCGGTCTGTGGGACTCCCTACAAGCCGGAGGCCACAAGGTGGCTGTGCCCTGGGTGCGGCTGGAAGGATTCATGCTGCGAAGGTGAGGCATGTCCAATGCCTCAGAAGGGATCAGATGATGGAAGCACTGATCGGAGTGGGGGGCTACGCGGGGGCGGGCAAGGACACGCTCGCTGACCTGCTGGTAGCGCACTTCGGATTCACCAAGATCGGCTTCGCTGACCCGATGCGCGACATGGCGGCGGCCATCGATCCCATCGTCGGCTACCTCGACACCGAGGACCCTGACGTTGAGGATGTCATCCGCTACACCGATGCCGTCGAGTTCCATGGCTATGACCAGGCCAAGGTGATGTACCCCGAGGTGCGTCGATTCCTTCAACGGCTCGGCACCGACGGCGGCCGGATCACCCTCGGCGATGACGTGTGGGTGAAGCCAGCCATGGAGCGAGCCGAGCAGCATCGCCGCGTGGTGTTCTCTGACTGCCGGTTCCCCAACGAGGCCGAGGCGATCAGGGCGGCCGGAGGGCGCGTCGTCCGGGTCGCCCGCCCTGGCGTTGGACCAGCCAACGACCACGACTCTGAGATCGGTCTCGACAGGTGGGACTTCGACCTCTACGTCAACAACAACGGGCCGGTCTCCCAGATGATCCCACGCATGGAGCAGTTCTTCGCTCGGACCTTCACCAAGGTGCTGCGAATCACCTAGCGGGTGTCACCCCCTAGTGCTAGTGTTGCCTCCATGAAGCGCTTCCCCGTCTCCGAGGTCTATTCCTACTCATCGAGTAGTTGAGCGGACGCGCCTGCGCGTCCACCTCTCGGGAGGGACGCTGCAAGGTGCACAGCCTGGCTGTAAACCGGGCGCTTCGGCATGGTGAGTTCGATTCTCACCCCTCCCACTACTTAGGTTCAGGCCGGAATCGCTGCCCCCGTGGTAGTGAACCCGGTCCAAACCCAAGTCACGGAAGGTCAACCGGACAAGCGTGCCGGGTCGCCCTGCTAAGGCGTTCGATCCCACAGGGGTTGGGGTGCAAGTCCTCGGCCTTCCGCCACAGGATCTCGTTACGAGAAACTGTCAACACGGAGAGTCAACCCGACAAGCGCACGGGCACCGCCTCGAAAGCGGTTGGCATCGAAAGGTGTGGGGTGCAAGTCCTCGGCTCTCCGCCAAGGAAGGTCAACCGGGCAGGCGTACCGGCGCTCGTTGGAAGCGAGTTGGCTCCCGCAAGGGGGTGGGGTTCGAGTCCTCGGCCTTCCGCCAGGGAGGGTGGCGCCCGTGGGGGCGAACGGGCCTTGAAAGCCCGGCCGGTCCTCGGGCTGATGGTTCGACTCCATCACCTTCCGCCACCGTCACACCCATGGTGTATGGTTCACCTTCCGACGAAAGGAGGCCCCCATGACTCACTTGCACGATCTGTTCCGCCCCGGAGAGGTCACCGACGCGGTGGCTCTCGGTCACCTGGGAATCCAGCGACACCCCGAGTTCGACCTCACGATCTACAACTACACGTCGCTGTGCCAGATCAGCCGGTCATGGACCCCCGTGACCTCCGCCTGCCGCGGACTCATCGCTGGTCCCGACGGAGAGATCCTGGCGCGGCCGTTCCCGAAGTTCTTCAACCACTCCGAGGTGGCTGTCCCCAAGTTCGCCCTGACGACTCCACCCATCGTGACGGAGAAGATGGACGGCAGCCTGGGCGTCATCTACAAGCGCCCCGACGGCCGCTTCTCTGTGTCCACGCGTGGTTCGTTCCTGAGCGATCAGGCCATCTGGGCATCTCAGTGGCTTGCGATCGAGATGCCCGGCTTCGTCCAGCCCGATGGTGTGACCACGCTGGTGGAGATCATCTACCCCGAGAACCGGATCGTCGTGGACTACGGCGATCGCTCGGAGTTGGTGCTCCTCGGCGCCGTCAACATCGCGACCGGAGCCGACATCCCCCTGTGGGAGATCGACTGGTGGCCTGGCGCCCGCGCTGAGCAGCACGTCGGAGTCGGCCACATGGACGACGTGTACCGCTTCGCTACCGGCAACGAGAAGGAAGATGACGAGGGAGTCGTGGCGGTCTGGTACCGCCCCGGCGAGCCGTCCTTCCGCCTCAAGGTCAAGCACCCCGAGTACGTCCGGCTCCACCGGATCATCACGGGCATCAACTCCAAGCGGGTGTGGGAGGTGCTCGCTAACGGCGGGGACTTCACTGACGTGCTCGATCGCGTGCCCGACGAGTTCTACGGGTGGGTGAAGGGCACCATCTCGGACTTGCGGAAGCAGTACCTCGACATCGAGGACGCTGCCTACGAGCAGTTCGCAGTCATCTGCCTCAACACCGAGGACGGCGACCGCAAGGGCTTCGCTGCCAAGGCCAAGAAGTCGCCCTACCCCGGCCTGATGTTCGCGCTGCTTGACGGCAAGGACATCGAGCCGACCATCTGGGCGATGATCAAGCCGAAGGCTGAGAAGCCTTTCGCTGACCAGAGCGAGGACATCTGATGTGGCTCTGGAAGTTGGCTTTCATCAGCCCCCCTCGGGGGGCTTACGACACCCATCGCGGCTTTGTGATCCGCGCCGACTCCGAGGAAGCGGCGCGGATCATGGCCGACGAGACGGCCGTGGATGATTGGCACCACGATCACCCCTGGCTCGACCCCAAGCAGACCTACTGTTCCGCCCTCGATCCTGATGGCGAGTGCGAGATCATCCTGCGTGACTTTCTGCATGGATAGTCACACCCGTGTGCTACTATCACCGCACACGATCGAGAGGAGAACACCATGACGAAGTTGATCGCAACCCGAGGACTTCCCGCATCGGGCAAGTCCACCTGGGCGCTGGCGCAGATCGCCAAGCGGCCCGGCCAGACCATCCGGGTCAACCGGGACGACCTGCGCGCCTCGGTGCACGGTGGCGGCAAGTGGAGCAAGCACAAGGAGCGCATCATCACGGTGATGCGTGACGCCATGATCCACGAGGGCCTTGCGTCTGGCCTCACTGTCATCTCCGACGACACCAACCTGTCACCGAAGGTGATGGAGCACCTCCGCACGCTGGCCAAGGCCAACGGCGCTGACTTCGCCGTGCAGGACTTCACCGACGTGGCGCCGGAGGAGTGCATCAAGCGCGACCTCGCTCGGGACCGCACCGTGGGGACCGAGGTCATCATGCGGATGTTCAACGACCACCTCAAGCCGGACACCACGGTGACGGTGGACGAGAGCCTCCCCAAGTGCGTCATCGTGGACGTGGATGGCACCCTGGCGCTTCATGTCAGCCGGACGGCCTTCGAGTACGAGAAGTGCTTGGAGGACGCCCCCAACCCCCGCGTGGTCGAGATCATCAAGATGCTCAAGGGCACCTACGAGATCGTCGTCTGCTCGGGCCGCGAGGGCACCGAGCAGTGCTACGGCGACACGGTGGTGTGGCTGTCCCGCCACGGCATCACCCACTCGGCCTTCTTCATCCGCCCCGAGGGCGACATGCGGAAGGATTCGGTGATCAAGCGCGAGATCCTTGAGCGGGACATCCTCCCGCGCTGGAACCCCGTGCTGGTCATTGATGACCGGGATCAGGTCGTCCGCATGTGGCGTGACGCTGGCCTGCCCTGCTGGCAGGTGGCTGACGGGGCATTCTGAGTGCGACCCCCTGTTGTGGCGCTGTAGATCGGCTGCTACAACAGGGGGTCATGCACCAAGAATCTCCCGCGTGGGCCACGTTCGCCAACTGCCTGGGCTGTGACCCGGAGTTGTTCTTCCCCGTGAGGGGTGAGTCCACCAGGGAGGCCAAGGAGGTCTGTGCTGGCTGCGAGGTTCGCCGCGAGTGTCTCGCCGAGCATCTCTACGAGAAGCACGGCATCTGGGGCGGCACGTCGGAGCGGGAGCGCAGGGCCTTGCGGCGTCGGGGCGCTCACGGTGTTGCCGTGATGGTTGGATAATCCCTTGACCCGGTGTCACACCCCCGTGGTAAGGTGACTCCCATGTCCAGGTCCACCGACTTCCGCGAACGAGATCAGCGCTCCCGGCGCTGGCGTCGCGACGCGCGACCCGTCGAGCGACCTGAGCGCTAACGCCTTCACCTGAGTTCCGGGTGCGGGCATCAGCCCCCCGGAGACATAGGGTGCGTCACCTGCCTCTCAAGCAGGAGAATCGGGTTCGAGTCCCGGCGGGGGGACGTGGAGTGTATCGGTGGCGTGAGCGCCGATGGCGACCTTGGACCCCACGTCTGAGGGCGTTACCAGACACTCCCGCAATCTAGGTCCATTGGTGAACTGGCTATCACACCTGCCTGTCGAGCATGAGTAACGGGATCGATTCCCGTATGGACCGCCAACCGAAACCCCCCATC